CCCTTATCTTTGCCTTATATCCAACCATATTTCAACCGCTACGAACATGACCAGACAGATTTTGTGCGCCGCCGCGATGCTTTTTGCGGGCAGCTATAAACCGCAAAACAAAAAGTACACATCCGCAATTCAAAAAGTACACAAAAAAAAGGCAGCTAGTCGGCTGCCTTTTTTCATTTTTCAAAGAAGGATGAGGTTACAATTTTATCATGACAACCCCCGCCGGAGTGCGGTATAGCGTATCTGTCAGCACGCCACCCGCACCAGCAGCGGCATCGTCGGCAAACACAGGCATCGATACAACCATGAGCTTCATAACCACAGTTGTGTCAGCAAAATTATTGAGGTTCAACACAATGCCTTGCAAACCTATGCCGACAACATTGTTTGTATTTGTGCCTGTGCCAAGCTGAATTTCGCTGTTATTGGACGCGATAAGTGCATTGCCCGTCGAATACGACGAAATAATGCAATTATGCCCTAATATCATCGCGCGGGCCCCACTAATTTGGTTGTTAGTTCCAACAACAATCTGATTAACCATTTGGGATGAATCAGGTGCTGTTTGCACGTTGCTAAACCCGACAATTACACCCTGGTCTGTACCGGTGGTTTCAGCAGCAGTTCCGGCTATATTATTATTGGCCCCAACTTGAACACATAACCCTTTGTTCCGGTTCTTCGCGCCGATTTGGACGCTTCCAAATCCCCCATTAGCATTTTGGTTTCTCTGCCCCAACTGCACAGAAATGACTCCGCTTCCATCCACGTAGTTGCTCCCAATCGACAAGACCTCTCCATTATTGAGGTCTAAAGATACCGCTGGCAGGCATTCGTAAGCATTATATGCGCCTGTTGGCCCCGACCAAATTCCCGCAGGGGCATAATTGGTTCCTGCTTGGTTTTCATCTAATGCGTCGTAGGCCGCAAAAATTGTCGCATTCGCATTGTCGTCTATAGTGTCGAGCAACAATAAGAAGCGCTGTGATGGGTCTGCTTGCGACTCGATATATACAAGATAATCATCGTACCCAGTAGGGCCTGTGTCCAGAAAACCTAAGCCTGTAATTGTCGCAGCGCCATTAGTGAGCGTAATAACGCCACTTCCGGCCTTTCGGATGCCAGCGCTAATCAGGGCTGATTTATTTTGTTGGACCTGCACCCCAACGCCCTCCAAGAGGTTTCTATCCGCCTCCGCCCAAGTAAGCGCGCTGCCCTTGGCGCCGCGCGTAATCATTGTTGTTTGTGCCATTTTTTTTATTATTAAAGAGTTTCAAAATAACCATCCTCCACCCAACCCTGCTCTACATAATATTGAGGAACAGGGATGAGTGAAGAATAATCAGCTAAAAAAAAAACGGGCGGGCCGCTGCGGCGATGTCGTAAGAGAAAGGATAAAACGGCTCGCTTACGCTGAAATTAGAGAGCACCTGCATGCGCCTCCTGTCCAGCTTAGTGTTCCCTGTTGGCTGGGGAGCGGGCATCAACGGGGTGGGCACTAGAGCACCAGTCACATTTTCTTGAAAAACCCACAATTTCTTGGCGCCCTCGTACACCATGGCCACGGCTACGCCGCTGCCTTTCGTGGCCAAAAAATTGTAAAAATTCAGGCGTCCGTCCACGCCGTCAAAGCTAGCGTCAAGAGCATACGACATAGAGCCAAGGCGCTCGCTTTCGTCAAGCTCGGTGATGGGGTTGGGGGTGGGGGTAAGCTGCCCCTGGCCCTTGTTTAGGACGCCAAGGATGTCGCCTGATGTCACAAGGGCTTCCCAGCCAGCAAGGGTAAGGAAATCAGGGGATGCCTGGAACGCCTCGAAATCAAAGCTACTCTTGAAGGCCACTAAGGCCACGATTTTGCCTCGCTCATACAGGCAGTCTGGGTTGGCGGATACACCGGGGTTGGTGTCGCCGCATTGGGGATAGGGTGTTCTAGCCATGTTCAATATTGGTTAAATGGTAAATAAATCAAACTTAAATAGTCGTAGTGCTGGCAAGCCTATATGCCGGGACTTTTGCCGTCAGCGTCCCCAGACCAAACTGGCTTTCGCGCTCTTCTTCTATGTTTTGCGCTGCGGTGCATTGCACGCCATTGATGCGGATATAGCTGGCGTCCAACGCATAGCGCAAAATCCTGCGCATATAAGCCGGGCAAAGCGCTGTTTCTATTGAATAGCCGGGCTTAATCACGGATTTTAATCGTGTTTCGCCGCCGGAACTGTTCGTGTAGAACTCTTTTTCCTCGCCCTCAAAAGGGACAAGCCTTGCTTTCACAAAAGTATTGTGTAAAAAACCACTATACCCATATACTTCTGAATTTGCAGCATTGTAATATTCAATCTTAACAAGTTCTTCCATAGTTGGTAAAATAGGCTCTGATTGCGCCCATTTTACGCCGCCGCTATTGATAAAAAGAGTAGTTTCTTTCCCTTCCCATCCGGGCAATATAGCCAACGCAACAGCAAACAGATTGACTCCTGTTTGAATGAAGCTTAAACTATACACCTCTATTCCAGCCTTTTCTACAGATAGCACAGGGGCTGGTAGTTGTTCGTCTGCTTCAATTTGCAGGAAAATCGCTTGGCCTACTGGCCACTTTTGCGCATAGCAGGGCGTATGTTGCGCCCACTGCTTTTTCGACAACTCATTGGCGTACAGCTTATTTTGCTCGTCTGAAAATATTACAGGCAAATAAATAAACCTTACTCCCGTGGCTGGCGGGATATAAAACAGCACGTTAAATAAAGATAGCACATAGTCCCTCATAGCCTTTTTAACAGTTTTATAGTGGCTTTATTGGATGCATATTTCCACCGGATTTCAAGAATATTCCCTATGCCCGACTCCCCATTTCCAGCATATTCGATTGCTGAAAAAGGCACAGCTTTCAAGGCATTGAATTGCGCTAAAGTCATTGGCGCGTCAAATTGCACTTGATTGTCAGACAATAACGCCAAAGATTCAGGCGAAACGATGAAATAATCACCGTTTTCTACCGTGGTGAAAGTTTCTCCTACCAGCGTGCTTTGCATGTCCGTAGCGGCTTTGCCGGACAAGAATTTTATTGAACTTCCGGCCTTTTTCACTAGGCAAGAAAGCAAGAAATTTAGATGCCTCCACAAGTTCCTTTTTGCCGATATGGCAATGTTATAGACGCTTTCTGGCGAAAAAAGGCCGGAAACGTTTACAATATCCTCGCCGGCCTTACTTGCCCAGTTGGGGGCATTGTATGAGGAATGAACAACGAATAAATCATTATCAAAATCCTCCGGCGTAGTGGAGTTATTATCATACTGCTCTCTGCGCTGAAATTCAATCGCGTGCATATCAGCAATAAGCGAAGATTGTGCTTCATATCGCTTTTTTATGCTTCGCACAGGCATAGCGTATGCAGTTTCGGCGGCAAAAGCCTCCAATCCATTCACTCGCTCGTCTTCCCACTTCTCATACCCAACGGCCAATTCGTTGAATATGAACGGGCTAGGCGACTGAATTACATCGACATCCTCGAAACTGGCGACGACTGTATCACCATAGAAGTATTCGCGTTTTTCAACACGGACAAATGGTTCTTCAATCGACAACCCAAGGCAAAAAACGGCATCTAAACCTTCATAGAGCGCTCGCAATGACGTTTTCACGTCTTTCTTTTCAGAGGCAGGAAAGCTGCGCAAGGCAAACCCGTTGGCGATCAGGAATGGCCAATACTCCCCATTTGCGGGGTACTGGTTTGGCTCTGTACTGGTAGAGCCGAAAACAGATGAGCGCAGCACATCTGCATACCCCAAAATGCGCTGGAGTGTCTTAGCCAGTGCGTTGTGCGCAGGATAAGCCAAAGCCGTGCTAGGGGCCTCTGATGTGTTTTCGATGATACGCATCGCCAACTCTGTATAAGAAACTGATATAGTGCGTGTTCCTGCGCCGTCAAACTGCAAATCCCAATACAGCCATATCTTTTGAAAAGGCACAAGAGTAAATTGATACTCTCTTTCCTCGTCAAAATTAGCTAATGTGATAGCATTTAGGGGTATTTCAATAATATTTTCAGAATATATAAAAAAACCAACAAAGATGCTATCTCCTATGACAAACCTAAAACGGCAAAGCCCGTTGTTTAGCCCTGAAAATAAGCCTTTTACGTTTATTTTTATGGTATAATTGCCCCCGTTTTGGCTTTCAAAGACAAAATAATTGTCATTGAAAAGCTGTACATTGGTCGTATTTTGCGTATCATCGATTATCTGATAGCCATATTCCAGCGGCGTGGCTACTTCACTGATTGCCACTGGCATAGATGGTACTGCGTAAGCCCTTGCACCCGCCGTTTTCGCACTATAATCAATGCTCTCCACGGGGCCGGGCTGGGCTTCTATCAATGATTGAAAAACGATTACTCGGCTATGTAATGATAGCAATTCAGGTGCAAGCGCTGGCAATACCTGCCCATCGACGGCCTCATTGCTATCGAAATCCACTACATAATCGTAGCGGTTTCGGATCAACTGGGCCATCCCTGTGCCTTCGGCGTTGGCTTCTATGTAATAGCTTCCGCGTTGGTAATCAGCGAGGTTTAGTTTCCCGCTGATCAGCGGCAACCATGGGCCGACGCCGTTTGGCCTTGACTCAATCAATATATCCACCACCGCATCGAAGCCATCGGCGGCCAGCGCAGCATCCAAAACCGCTTTTCCTGTGCCGACGAACTTGAGTTGCGTATCTGAAAACTCGAAAAACACCCCATGCAAGTCCAAGTCGCGACGGAGCACTATTTCTAGCGCATCCCATCCGATCGGATCTTCGACAACGGTTGCTACCGCATCATATGTTAGGGTGAATTTCAGCATATCTAATTGATTTTGTAACGGTTATCTAGCCGCTTGACGCGGCTAGACTGGATATTCATGTAGCTTGCAATGCCTTTTTCGTCGGCATTGATGACGATGGAAACCGGCGCCTTATCGCTGCTGTTCTTGCTTTTCTTTTCATACGCCGCGACGGCCTCCGGCAGCTGGGCGTGGGGGAAGTGCATGATTTCTCTGTTGATGTGCGCAGGCACTACAGCTTCTCCTACCGAGAGCCTTGCAAGAATGCTATCGCTGGTGCTCGTGCCGGGGCCTTGGACGAAATTCGTGCCGTCGCGGTAAGCTGGTATCGGTTTCGCCGCGACCAAGGCCGCTTGGATTGCGCCTTGGCCGACGGCCACCGCCGACAGTATGCCAGGCGGTACGGTTTCAGCGAATACTTTCACAGCATTGATGCCTGTCTGTACCGCAATCTCGAAGAGCGCAGCTGCTTTCGCGGCCACCGCCTGCTTTCGCCGCACGGCTGCGACTTGCCGCGCTGCGCGGTCTTCAATCGCTGCTCTGGCGGTGGCAGAGTCGCCGGCGAGGCTTAGTTCGTAATTTTTCTGAGCCTCTATGCGCGCGACCTCGCGGTCGGACGCTTGGGCTTGGAACTGCTCTATTGCGGCGATGGATTGCAGAGACAGATCAGTAAGGGCATCCTGCACGCTTTTGCGTTGCGCAGCGGAAGATGCGACTATCTGCGCTTTCTTTTCCTCGCTGCTCTTGAATTGCTCAAGTTCCAGCGCGGCCAGTTGGCGCTCTTGCTCTAGCACATCATCGCCTGCGGCTTTGCGCAAGGCAATCTCTTTTTCCAGAGCGGCTTTCTGTGCAGCATATCGCTGCGCGAAATACTCGTCTTGAATTTTCAGTTCGCCAGCTTTGCCCGCCCGGTTCAGGCGCAAGGCTTTCAGGAACTGCTGATCGGCCAGCAACAGTTCCTTTTCCCCAGCTTGGCGGGCAAGCGCATAGCCGGCTTCGCGTTTTTCGCGCGCGAGCTGCGCTTCCTCGTCTGCTTGCTTTTTCGCAAGACTGAGCAGGCGCTGGTCAATGTCAGTATTGATTTTCGTCTCCAGCACAAGGCGTTCCTGCCCATTCAAGAGTGCGAACGCCTTTTGGACGCGCAACTTCTCGAGTTCTTGCCTGCGGATTGTCTCCAACCCGCCCTCCGAGTCCACGCCGCCAGCTTCGCTAATTTCCTGCGCCAAGGCCGCTTCTGCGGCTTGCTTGCGGAGGCTTTCCAGTGCGCTGGCGAGCGCGGCGGCCTCTTGCTTTTTGATTTCAAGCATCCGCTTCGCGGCAGCTTCGCGCGCCTCTTCCGTTGCCCGCATTTTTTCGCTGGTCTGGGCCGCTTCTGCGGCAGCTTTTGCCTGGGCGTCGGACTGCTTGGCGACGTCTATGTTACTGATTGCACGAAGGAGCTGCTCGCGCTTCTCAAGCGTCTTGTTGAGTTGCTCTTGCAACTGCTCTGGGTCGAGCGTCTGTATTTCAGCGCGCTGCAAACGCCCGATGCGGGCTAAGTGCTCTTCCGTTTTCGCGAGCTCAGCTTGCAATTCGGGCAATGTCTTAGACGCATATTCTTTCGCCGCGCGCTGGTCGAAAAAGCCTTTTCCGAGGAAACCAGCTTCCCCAAGCTTCTCGATGACCGCATTGAGCGCGCTGACGCCCAACGTTTTCAATGTCATGAAAAAGCCCATTGCGCTGCTATTCGCGCCTTCTATATTGTTCGCCAGCCTCACCAGCTCGGCGTTGTATTCCACATTTTTCGCGTTCTGGGCTGCTTGGGCTGCGCCCAGTTCGTCGAACGCATCAAGGTTCAACGCCAAGGCGGCATTGACCTGTTTCAGCACCTCCGCGAAGCCGCCAGCGTCCTCGCCTGCTCCTTTAAACACGTCTGCAACAATTACTTGTGTTTGCTGCAAGTCCAATCCCACTTTTTGGGCTTGGGCGGCAATTTGGAGGAACGCCTCTTTCGTGCTGATTGTGCCACTGCGCAAACCCTTTTCGAGGTTGGCCGAAAACGCCGCTCCGAGGGGAGCAAGGGCATCTATCTGCGTTTTTGTGAGTTCTTTGAGGGACAAATCAAGTTCCTTGATTGTATCAAGCAACTTATCGCTGTAAATACCGCCGCGAACGCTTTGTGTGGTAATTTTAATAAACTCTTCTGCGGAAAATCCCGCATTTTTGAACTGAATCGGGTATTCCTTGATCATATCAAGGAACTCGCCATTGGCGTCGGCGCCGGCGATAAAGCCCTTTTCAATTAGCGTTAAAGCATCGTTGAACGAGCGGCCAGTCTGCTGTGAAAAGGCATTGGTGGCCACTAGCACCTCATTCATGTCTTTCCCGAATGTCTGGCTCAGCGCCAGCACTTTGGCCGTGGTCGCGTCAAGGGCGGCACCGGTTTGGCCTGCAAAACGCGCGATGGCTTTCTGTAGTCCATTGACTTGTTTTTCAGTGTCAATGATCCCTGAAACAAAGCCGGCAATCGCATCTACTGAAAAAGAAACGGCCAGCAACGGGCCGATTTTGCCCGCAATCGCAGAAAATATGCCCACTTGGGCACTGGCGGTTTGGGTCGCGGCGGCAACCTTTTCTAAGCCGTCCGCGCCCTGTTGCCCAGCTTTTCCTACCGCAGCGCCGGCGCCCTTGGCCGCGCTCCCAACCTCTTCTATGCCCTGCTCTGCCTTGGCGGCAGCAGCATCTATCCCCTTTAGCGCCGCCTCGGATGCTGTCCCGGCGCTGCGGAATGCTGTACCCATCGACTTGACGTCTAGCGCAAGAGCATTGACCTGGTCGTCAGTCATGCCTGCCTCTTTCCCTACTTTTTCCAGCAGGTTCAAGAAGTCGCGGTATGCGCGATCGTCAATGTCATATACTATTTTTACGTCACTCATAGGGTTTCAAGATATTCGTAATACTCCTCTGCCGTTAGGCGCGTCAATTCTTGGAATGAAAAAATATGCTTAGGGGCGCGCTGCAAATGCCTGTCTGCAAGCTGATACAGTGCGTCGTAATGTCGTTTTAGGGCGCCGGCTATGCGAACCTCGAAAGGCTCATCAATATAGCCTTGACTTTCGCCTCGTTCCGCGCCAAATAGGCGTGGATGTCGCTTGGGAAAGTCAGCGATAGCACTTTTTGAAGCTTCAATGTGGTGAAAAAAAAACCTGGTTCTAGGGCTTTTAAGGCTGTTTTCTTGGCCTTGGCTGCGTAGAGGTCGTGCTGATGCACATCCTCATCTAAGTAGAAAAATAGCACGCTGGCGATGTCATAATAGGTTTCTACGATGGTTGCTCGGAGAAATATCTCGTCCATCATCCATCGCACCCGGCGGACTTCATCCCAGTCCTGCGCATCTATTGCCCTTTTTAGGGCTTCGGAAAACTGGCTGTAGGTGTTTTGGTCTGCGCCCAATGCCAAGTATCGCAGATACTCTGTGAGCCACACCACGCGGGCGGGGCTGTAGTCTTCCATCGCCACGAACCTGTACAGCTTCGCGCCGTCCGCGCAATCGAAAACCTTCTCGATTGGGCGCTTGTTTTCGGGGTGAAAAGCGATTGTCATATTTTGCAAAAAGCCGCGTCTAGGCGGTACGTTAGCTGAAAATCGGTGATATTGCCGAGGTATTCGCGTTTCCACGATTTCGGGGCCAGGGTACTCCCGCAGAGCTTCCAGCTGCCGATTTGGCCGCAGATGGATTCAGCTGAGAGTCCAAAAAGCAATTCATCTGCGAGCTCAAAACCTGCAAGCCCGCCCTTCGGCGAGATGCTGCTGGTTTCTTCATAGTTCTCCACCACTACATGTAGCGTGAACTCGCTCGTTAGATTCATTTCGCCAATTTCATTATCGAACTCTCCAGTTTCGATTTCAATGAAAATAGCAGGGAGGGCAACGGGCTGCTCTTCCTCCCAGTTCGCTGTCTGCTCGTTCCATACATCGACCGCCGTTGCCCAAGGGGCAGCGGCGGTAATGATGTTGTACAAGATTTCGATTAGTGTTTTCATCCTAGCGCATTCAAGGCGGCACTTTTTTTTCTAAAATTGCTATTCGGGCTAACATTGAGCGCTGATACAGTGCGCATTGTGCAGCTTCATTTTCCAGCTTTCCCAGCCGCTCACGAACGCCCTCCAGGCGTTCATGATCGACTCGCCAGTCTTTGCGATAATTCTCCACGCGCGAGTTGTACTGCTGCACGCGTAAATCGGTCGCGGTAACGATGCGATACACATCTGTCAAGACAACTACAAGAGCTATCATCGAGAAGAGAACGAAAGAAATTGCGATGCAAAGCAAGAAGATATAGTATTCTTCAAGCATCGCCCGGATTCTGGCGCGAAAGCGCGGGCGGAATACGATTTTTTTCAATGTCATGGCTTACGGGGCAACATCTTGAACGATTGCGACAACACCTGTGCCGTCGAAGGCACGTTTTCTGCCTCCTACGCGAATCGCTATGGAGTAGATGTCCCCATAGTATTGGGGGTCATTGAGGTTCTCAAACATGCTGACATCACCGATGGCGCTTTCCACGGAAGAGCGCTCGTAGCAAAGGATTGCATCGTTGCTTGTGGCCGTGAGGGCTGCGAACGGATCAATGGGGACAGGCAAGACCGCTTGCGTGTAGGCCAGCACAGTTGAACGCTCCAAGATGTTGAAGCCGTACAAGCGCATAATGACCCCGTTTTTCATGTCTAGTTCCATGCTAGAATCCCTAGACTGTAAGGTAGGGTCGTCCATCAGCTGGTCCAGCATGTAGCTAGAGAGCAAGGCGTAGCGTTCAGCTTTGGGGACATTCGACGTGTTCATAAGGGTAAAGGCCCTTTTCAGGTCTTCCTTCGTGAATTTTTTCCGGTTGCCGGTGCCGTTCGGTAGATAAGCAGGGATGGCTGCACCTGTGGTTCGCAAAATATTGAGAGCCGAGGTAGCTGCCCAGTTGTACGCCATTTGATCTGCGCTTTTCTCGCGAATGGTGGCGATGTGCTCGCGCAGAACAGATGCAATTTTGTCGTAGCTGAGTTCAACCTTCTCCGCGTCGCGGATATGGGTGGGGTCAGAGGAGAACTCGTCGAGCGGGTAGCTTACGTCGTTGTCTGTCCTCTGTACAGCGGCTGCAGGGAAAATGGTGCGGTTTTTTACCACACTGGGCCTCGCTCCGGCATTGGGGATATGGACGATTTTTCCGCCGAGCACATACTCGTCTGCGTTTGTGGCGGTGGTCAAGAACACGTTGTCTTTCGAGAACTGCTCCTTACTGACGGCCTGCCAGATTTCTTTTTCTATAGCCATGACTGAATGTTATTGAGTGAGTTGTATGGATTAATAATTAGGCAAATGCCTTCTATTTTTGAACGTATGCGGCCTTCATGGAGGCATAGCGCGCCGGCTCTTGCTCTTTGATTCGAGCCAGCTCTTTCGGGTTGCTCTTGTGAAGCTGCTCGAATGTTGCATCTGGTGAGCCATTGGCTGCGGCCAACTGCGCGGCAATGCTCACGCGCGGGGTCATGGAATCTAGCAGGGCTTTAGCGTTCTCAAAATCATTTTCAGCAAGCTTGATCATTGCATCTTTTTGCGACGCGGTGATTTTATTGGCGCTCAATGCGCCTTCAATCAACATTTTTGCGGCGTCTTTCTTGGATTGGGCTTTATATGCTTGCAATTCTTGTTTTAGCGCTTCTTCTGATGCCTGTAGTGCGCTGATTTTACCTTTTAGCGCTTCGGCAAGTACCTCCTCGCTGGCGTCTTGGGCGAGCATTACGCCGAGGCCCGCTAGAGCTGAAATAATCTTCTTCATGGTTTTAGTTTTTGGGTGGGAAATGCTGTTAAAAACCGCCTGCACGCTGGCAGAGGCGGCAATCTGATATTCACTGTCGATAATGGCGTCGGCTAAACCAGCAGCTACCGCCTCCTCGGCGGTGAACCACTTTTCTTCGCTTGGCTGCATCCATTTTTCCTCAATTTCTTTCGGGCTTTTGCCCGTTTTTCGGGCATAGACTTGTGCCATTGTCTCCGCAATAGACTGCAATAGAATGACATAGCCCGCCAATTCTTTCCAGTCGCCTTGCGCAGAAACAGACGGCAGGTGGATCATCATGCGGGCAACAGACGCCATTGACACGGTCGTGGCGCCCATTGCGACGATGGATGCTGCCGAACAGGCGATGCCGTCCACCTGCGCAATAACGTTGCGCTTTTCGGATTTCAGGATGTGGTACATGGCGAGGGCCTCAAAGATGTCGCCGCCCATTGAGTTGATTCGCAGGGCTACAGGTGCACCCTGCGGAATTTCCGCCAACTGGCGCACAAGCGATTGAGCGTTGTTGTCGCCCCAGCCTCCGATTTCGCCATATATGAATATTTGATCCATTTCTTGTGCTTTTTCGTTTTCGATTGATTGCCACAAATAACTATTAAAGAAAAACTTTAAGCAAATCAATCTAACTATCTGTATATCTTGTATATACAGATAGTTGATATTTTAATACAGAGTAAATATTTTTCGGCAAAAAAGAACTTAAAAGCATTAAAATACCCTAAGATTGCGAAAAAAGGATATGGCAAAAGACGACTTGGCCCGTGACAAAAAGCGGGATATAGCAGAAAGTCTATACCTCACCACTGACATGACGCAGAAGGAAATCTGCGAAATGGTCGGGTGGGCGGAAAACACGTTTTCCGCCAACAAGGCCAAATACAAATGGGAGGAAAAGAAAGGGGCGCAGCGAGCAGGCGCGCACCAAATCATCACTAATATCTACATGAAGCTGGCAGAGCTGTCTGAGCAAGACGCGCTCAAATATGCCAAAGAAATGGCCATGTTGGCCGGGGTCATTGAGAAAATAAAAGGACGGACTCTAACCCCGACTAACTACATAGAAGTGTTCAAAGAAATCACTGTATTCATTATGCTGCGCGAGCCAAAGCTGGCACAAGCCCTCAATGCCCACATGAAGGCGTTTTTTGAAGAAAAACTCAAGGGAGGGGTGATATGAAGGTCACGAAAGACCTATATCAGAGCTGGCTGCAATTCTGCGAGCAGGTGCAATCCGATACGCCAGTGGTGGCGACGGAGACGGAAAAGGAAAAAAACGCACGCATAGAGCGCCTCAAAAAGAACTATGCGGAGTTTTTCGCATACTATTTCCCTAACTACGCCACATCGAAAACAGCGAAGTTCCACTCAGAATTGGCCTCGAAAATAGTGCGCTTCAAGCGCGCAAGAGGCGTTTTCGAGGCGTTCAGGGGGGCCGCAAAATCTGTCCACGCCACGGTGGGCATCCCATTTTGGCTTATGTGCAAGGGCGAGATGAAGACCATGCTGCTTGTCGGGGAAACAGAAGACAAGGCAATATTGCTGCTGTCTTCAATCCAAGCGCAACTCGAGAGCAACCAGCGAATAAAAGCCGATTACGGCGACCAAGTCCGCTATGGTGCTTGGGAAACGGGGAAATTCATCACCACTGGGAACGTGGCTTTCATCGCATTGGGGCTTGGGCAGAACCCGCGCGGCGCGCGCAACGCACAGAACCGGCCCGATTATATCGTCTGCGATGACCTTGACTCGAAAGAGCGATGCAAGAACCCCAAGCGCGTTCGTGAGGCAGTGGAATGGGTCTTGGATGACCTGATGGGCTGTTTCGACATCGGAAACGAGCGCTTCATCCTGTGCAACAACAGGATACACAAAAATTCAATACTCGCGGGCGTAACTGAAGCCCTTCGGGCCAGCGCGGGCTTTTTTCACATGAAAGTCAACGCATTAGACGCAAAAGGGCAGTCCAGTTGGCCGGAAAAATACCCAACCCAATATTGGATTGACAAGCGCGCAGAAACCGCCCATCGCTCCTGGGAACGAGAGTATATGAATAATCCCATCGAAGAGGGCACAATCTTCAGTGCAGATTGGATGCACGAGTGCAAAATACTGCCATTGCCTCATTACGAGGCTATTGTGGCGTATTGCGACCCGTCATTTAAGGACTCAAACAAGAGCGACTACAAGGCTGTGGTCGTGCTTGGAAAAACGGGCAGTGAACTGCACATAATCGATGCTTTTGTGCGACAAACATCCATTTCGGAATTGGTCAAGTGGTTCTATGACTTCGACCAGAACAAGCCCGAACGGGCTGTGGTGCGCTACTACATGGAGGCCAACTTTATTCAAGACTTGTTGCTGGGCGAGTTCGTGGAAGAAGGAAAAAAAAGGGGCTACCAACTGCCCATCACTGCGGATAAGCGGAAAAAACCCGACAAATTCCAGCGAATCGAGGCCATAAGCCCGCTTTTTGAGCGAGGGTTTGTGCTTTTTAACGAGGCACGCAAAGAAAATCAAGACTTTTTGCGGCTAAAAGAGCAACTACTTTCTTTCGAGAAAGGGAACCGTGGCGCTGATGATGCGCCTGACGCTCTTGAGGGCGCTATTTCCATAATGAAACACGCCGTGGCGGTAAGCCAGCCGCCAGCCATCGGCCAACGGCAAAAAAACAATAAAAGATTATGAGTTTCCTAACTGAAATAGATTACCAGCACCTAATAAAGGAGGTTTTCCTGCAACAAGTCAGCGAAAACGACAACAGCACGCTCATTCAGGCCGAAGGCGCGGCCATCGAAGAGGTAGCAAGCTACTTATCAGGGCGATACGATACCGCACAGATATTCATAGAAATTCCTTTCTGGAACGCGCTGACGCTATACGCGCTAGGGCAGCAGGTGCTGCACCTGGGCGGCTACTGGGTCGCGCTCAACGATACGCTGAATGAAGAGCCGGGCACCGGTCCCTCATGGGTGCAGCGGGACGACCGCAACCCGAAAATCGTGCAGATATGCGTGGACTTCACGCTATATCACCTGCACAGCAGAATCGCCAAGCGCCAGATGCCCGAGCTGCGCGCGCAGCGATACGAAGAAGGGCTTGCATATTTGAGCGGCATTGTGAAACGCACGATCAACCCCAACCTGCCGGTGCCTGCTGACCCGGCGCCAAAACAGCCGGTTCAGTTCGGCAGTTTGCCTCGGCGCTGCAATGCGCTCTAGCCATATCCCTGACACCATGTTCCTGGCGTCAGGAACATGATGCTTCCCGGCATTAACGCCGCGCACATTCACCACGCGCCGATACATCGTTTAATTGGCGTTTAACTTCGTTCAATTTGCTTTTTTTTGCCGCCGCCGTGTATTGGGGCGGCTCGACATATATAACCTCTTAAAATGGCTAAAAAACAGCTTCCCCAAAACGCCCCCCAAAACGGGCCGGTCGTCAACAACATCAACGTCGCGAAGCTGCAACGCGCAAGCTTCGACATTGCCGATTTCAAAGCGGCGATTGACAGCGCAGAGAATAAGTACGCGCCGCAACGCAAGCGGCTCTACGAGATTTACAACCAAGCCAACCTAGACGGCCACCTCCGCGCGGTGGTTGGTAAGCGCATACTGAACATAACGAACAAGACCCCGCGCGCCACGACACCGGACGGGCAAGCTGTTTTGGGGGACGTCCTCGCGTCTGCCTGGTTCTCTATACTTATGCAATACATCATCGAAAGCCGTTTTTGGGGGCATTCGCTGATCGAAGGCGTTGTCCGAAACGGCGAACTGGTGGACGTGGCGCTGCTGCCAAGACAAAACGTTAGCCCAGAACAGGGACTCGTGCTCTTCGAGAGCGCGAACCCGACGAGCGGCCTGCCCTTCCGCGTTCCTCCTTATGACGCGCTACTCCTCGAAGCAGGGCGAAAAGACGACCTTGGCATCTACCTCAGCACCACGGCAATGGTGCTGTATAAGCGAAACAACTGGGGCGACTGGGCGACGTTCACGGAGCTGTTCGGCAGTCCGCTCAGGATCTACAAGTACAATCCTAGCGACCCCAGCAGCCGCGAGGAAACGATCAAATCCGCCCAACAGATGGGCAGTGCGGCCTATATCGTGCTCCCGGAGGGCGTAGATGTCGATTTCAAGGAGGGAGGTGGCGGCACAGGGCACACAAGCTACGACACGCTGCGAAACGCGCTTAACGCAGAAATCAGCATTGCGGTGCTGGGCCAGACCATGACCACCACCGACGGCGCATCGCTATCTCAATCGCAAGTGCATCAGTCAGAGCAGTATGAAGTGCTTGCCGATGATGAGCGCTTCGTGGAGGGGGTGCTGAACACCAAACTGCCTGCGTTCCTGCGTGCCTACGGGGTAGCTGTTCCAGATGGCGTAGTATTTTCGCTCTCAGAAGAAAAAGCCATGCCCCTTGGAGAGCGGCTGGCTATTGATGAGAAGCTGGCCGCGCTCATCCCCTTATCGAAAAAATACTTGTATGCCCGCTATAACCTGCCTATGCCCGAAAACGCCGCCGATGCGGTGGAGGGAAAAAAGCCTTTGCCGGGTTTCTAGCTGAAGCCCGGCGAAATTTTCACGCTCGGATTGAGCAAGTATATGCCTACACCGTTAACGCCTGCGGCAATCCGGCACACCAGCACGGCAGGCCAATGGCCGCCGGCGAACTTTTCGATATAGACAAGCTGGTAGCAGACGCCATCGCGGCAATATGGGCGGGCGAGCTGAAAGCTGGCGACGTGGACACTGCGCTTTTCGTCGAAACCGCCAAGGCGCTGTGGGATGCGATTGAAAGCGGCTGGGGCAGCACGCTGGCCAGTCAAAACCTTGAACTCGGAGATGAGGCGGCAATGCTGGCCATGCGCGAAAACATCTACGTTTTCGCATGTTTCAAGTCCTACCAGCAGGTCGGGGAAATGGTCGCGGCGCTGACTGACAGCTCGGGAAACTATGTCAGCTTTGATGTATTCGAGGCCAGCGCCAAAGCCCTGGGCGAAAAATACAACCGCACATATCTCGAAGCTGAATGGGCGACGGCCCAAGCCTCCGGCCAATCGGCGGCACAATGGCAGGATGTGCTCAGGAACAGCAATGTCGCTCCCATGCTGGAATACAGGGCCGTGAAAGATGACCGTGTGCGCGAATCGCACCGCGCCCTACACGGCACAAGGCTGCCCATCGATGACCCGTTCTGGGACGACTTCTATCCTCCTAATGGCTGGCGCTGCCGATGCGACGTGATTGCGACGAAAGGCAAGCCAAAGCAACCAGCGATGCTCCCAACAGAAAAGGAAGTGCCTGGCATTTTCCGGAACAATCCCGGAAAGAGCAAGCGCGTGTTCACAAAAGAGCACCCGTACTACGAGGTGCCGAAAAGCGAGATCCCTGGCATCTTGAAAACCGCGCAAGACGAAATCGACAAACTAGACAAGCAATAATGCCACACCCATTCGACGATATGAAAAAGCGCTTAGAAGCCGCGCTGAAACGCATCCCGCAAGGTGTTGGGGTGCTGGCGGTGAACTTCTACAAGCGCGCCTGGGACCGCCAAGGCTATCTCGATGCAAGGCTAGAGCGCTGGGCGAAAAGGAAAGACGAGGATGCCGGGCGGGCAATCCTCGTGAAAACCGGCCGGCTCAGGCGCTCAATACGTCTGATCAGCGTCGATGGCGGGCGCATTGTGATTGGCACAGCTGGCGTAGTCTATGCAGCTGCGCACAATGAAGGAGTATCGGGGACAATCACAGTGAAAGCGCACACCCGGAAAGCGTACAAGCGCCGAAAAAAAGGGGGGAAAAGAAGGCGTATCGCCGTGCAGGCACATGAGGTGCAGGCGCACGAGCGCAAAATGAACCTGCCGCGCAGGCAGTTTATCGGGCGCTCGCGCGTGCTCGAAAGGGCGATCATAAAAGCGATTGAAAACGAATTGAAAAACCTTTAAACTAATATTGAAGATGCCTACAATACTGGAAAAAGTGGCCGACGGCCTAAAAATCACACAAAACGGGCTGGTGTATATTTTCCCGCCAGTGGCGGTGCTTCGCCAAAAAGCTGCGCTGCCAAGCTATATCGAAGTCCTAGTGGCCGGGGTGGTGCAACTGGAATTTCTTTTTTCAGACACCAACATCGCCGGGGCTGATGCGCCCACGGTGCTCACGAACATCAAGCGAACACTGCTCACTTCTGAAGATTCAGGGCAGAAAACCGTGCTGGCTAGATTCTGCCGCCTGAACGGCACGGGCACTGTCGAAATGAATGGCGATTACAGCGCAGCAGACACTGATTTCACTGTTGATCCGGCCTTAATTGCAGGCCCTACCGCGAAGTTCCTCTTGACTGGAATCGGCGCATTCATTCAAGATTCGGGCTCGCTTGACCCGAACTCTTACGGGAATGGCCTGACGCTGACAACCGGCATCAAGGTCATTGTCAGAAAAAACGGAGTAGAGGTGGACTTGCTCGACGGCAAGCCCATCATTGCTAACCACCATTATACCCGCCAGTTCTGGGAGGTGAAAACCCAGATATATGGCACTGGGGACGAGAGCTTGCAAGCGATTGTGTACTTCAATAGTGTTTTCCAAAACAGCATCTTGTTGGATGCGGCACTGGGCGACAAACTCATAGTGCGCCTCCGAGACAATTTTACCGGGCTTACCGCACATAACTTCAAGGC